ATTTGTACTTTACCTAAAGCAGCTTCAAAACTAGTTAAACCTTTATAGGCTAACATACGGATAATCTTAAAGAATTGGAGTTTTTTCTCCATTTTTACTAAAAGATCAACGTCTTGAATATTATAGTCTACAAAAGATTTCCAATCATCAATAGACAGAGAGGCTAAACTGGTTGCGTTAACAGCTAATTTACCTTCTCCAAGTTCATGCTGAGCAACAAAATTAAGAGCATAAGACTCTAATAAACCCCTAGCTAAACTTTTATACACTTCCATATAGTCCATAGCAGACATACCATGTATATACCAACGATCTAGTTCTTGACCTTTAACAAAAATGCCTTTACGACACCAAAGACTTTTCAACGGAGATAAGCGCTTAGCGTCGCTTTCTCCTAGCATACTACTAATACGATTAATTAAATAAGGAAAGTCGAAAAAATCTGTATTCCAACCAGATAGTATATCGGGATAATAGTCTTTTTCCCAAAATTCTAAAAACTTGTTAAGTAAATCAATCTCACCACTACATTCAGTATATACTACATTTTTACGAGTAGGGGTATAAGGTTTTGCACCAAAAGTATAAAATGTATCAGATAAGTTATCATATATGGTTATAAGATTAATAGGGTGTTTAGCATCCTTAGCTTCAGGGAATTCGTCCGGAGAATAAACTTCAATATCAAGAAAACAAACCTTTAAAGCGTTTTCAGAGAATTCAGGCTTTTCGTAATCGTCTTTAAATTTTTCAATAAGAAACTGCTGTTCTACCTGAATATTATGATATAAGCGTTTAATTGCACCGTCTTGCGCAGCTTTATTGCGTTCAAACGAATTCTTAAAAATTTTTTTCTTTAACTTAGTGTTAAAAATAGACAAAGCATCAGCATTATCCTGATTAGTTTCTACATAAAAATAAGGACTGTAAGGTGTTTTAGTTACAACACGTTTACCAGTTTTATCCCAAGTAAATAGAAATGCAGAAGACTCTCTAGAATTATAATATACGTTACGATACACAACACTATTATGTACCTTCTTACTAACTAATCAAGAAGGAAAGTAAACTTTCATGTGCTCATCAATGTGATCTTCTAACCAATACTTGGTTGCAACCTTACGAGCATCATCCGATTCATTTAAGTACATTCTACGGTCTCTTAGTAGCTTCTTAGCTAGATCCATCATTTCATCAGGGGTATTAAACCGTAGAGGTGCTACTGGATCTGTATTGTATGGTGGAGCATCTTGGCATAAACAAGGTACTCCTAATGCACCAGCTTCTAAATATTTAATAGGTGCTTTTGCATAGTTAAACTTGTTGTTTTGAAGTGGTGCAAAAGCTAGGTTAAGATTTAGAGAATCAAATGCATATGCATATTCATATAATGATTTCCAGCCTATAAATTCTACCTCTCCAGCTTTTACTAAATCTTGTATTGTATTAGGTACTGCGCCCATGAATACCCACTTGTAATCTCTGTAAGTTTTACGAATAATATCAGTAAATGGTTCAATATCATCCATAACACCAGGCAGTCTCTGTACGTTTAAATGAGTCGGGCTGCCTACATAACCAATACGCGGACGTTTCTTGTTACGATCGAAGTTTTCTACAACTTTAGCTTTACTATAAAAACGGTCTATCCAAAACTTTGGCATATAGTTAGGTACTACTATAGCAGGCACTCCAGTCTTTTCTGTATAATAGTCTGCCATAAATTTAGTGGGGCAAGTAACAGCATCGCAATTTTTAATAATCTCTATTGCTGTTTGACTAATAACAGGATCAACGAAAGCTTCTCTAGATTTATTATACAGTGGAATATCTTCTGGAAAAATAACATCATCTATTTCATAATAAAGTTTAAACTTATTTCCCTTGTCAGATGTTTCTCTTAAAAATTTTACAAATTGTAATTGTGGTGGGGTTACTTGACGTTGTATTTTTACAGATTTGACCCCAGCATACATACGAGGGTCTAGTAGCATCATTGTAGAATTTGTTACAACTCCCTTACCTGATGAATTAATTAAAGACTCTGGCCAATGCATTCTCCAAAAACCACACCCACCATGGTCAGCTGCAAAACTAATAGCCATGTTTGCTGGAGTACCACCTGCTGGGCTTTGGTACGCGGGCTGTTGAGACACAGGAGAGCCAAAAGCTGGAGCTCCAAACGGTAAAGCGGGTGCACCTAATACAAAGGAATTATTCATTATTAAAATTTGTTGATCTTACAGTTATACCATTTTTCTTTTCGAGGAATATAATTTCACCGCTAGTACAGTATTTCATACTTTCTTTACGGTGTGATATTATATATACTGCCTCTTGGTATTTTTCTACTCTCTCCCGTATTATATCCAATACTAATTCAATACCTTTTTCATCTAATGATGAGTCTAATAACTCATCAAATACAGATATGTTTAACCATACGTTAGCTTGAGCTCTACGGATATCTTGAAATGTAAATATCATCGCAAGATCAATAGCTTTACGCTCTGCTCCAGAAAAGTTAAAGTAACTACATTCAACACCACGTTCATTAGTAATGGTTTCTTCAAAGAATTCATTAAATTTAACAGTACTATTACTTTCAAGTCTTTTAAGATAAAATGCAAGTCTAAGATTTAGTACTTCTAGTATTTTTTTTACAATAAATGACTTTACACCCTCTTCAGAAGTAATAAACTTTGCAGATTCAATAATGTCAATCTTAGTCTGTAACTCGTTAACTTTAATTTTAATCTCTGTTAAACGGTCTTCTATCTTCTTAATACTATCGTTGTATGTATGATCATCGTTATTTAATGCATCTAAATCAACCACAAGCTGTGACTGCCAAACATTGAGCTGATTTAAACGAGAGTTAATATTCTCTACCTCTTTACGGCGAATATTAAGGTCATTTAACTTCTTCTGAGTAGATGTAATGCCTTTCTCTATTTTATCTAAATGTGTTTGTATTTCTACTAAGCGAGGCTTTTCTTTAGAAATAGCTTCTGTATACTTCTGTATTTCTGACTGACATTCAGCTTTATCTTTTTCGTACTGAACGTTAGTAGCTTCAGCTAAATCTTTACCGCAATGTGGACATTTACTATCTACTTTTTTAAGTTTTTTAACCCGATCGTTATTAAGTTTAATGTGAGTTTCTGCTTCAGTAATAAGCTTATTAACTGCAGCTATTTTTTTATCACAAGTACTTTCTGCGATTTTAAGTGCAGCTAAATTATCTTCTATATTTTTTTGAGTCGCGGCATCTACAGACTCTAACTTACCAACTTTTTCATTAATTAATGCAATCTCTTGTTCATTATTGCGCTGTCGAGTAAGTAGCACTTCTCTACGTTTACTTTTTGTTTCTTCGTAAGTCTGTTTTTGTTTGATACTATCTTGTAGTACTCTCTCAGATTCATCTACTTTAGTATGCTCGATATCTAGGTTGCGTTTTGTTTCATTAAAATCAAAGCGAGCGATACTTAACATATTACTAAACACTTCTAGACCAAGAATACCTTCAATAAATTTACGCTTTTCAATCTTTTTTTGTGCCATAAACGGAACTGTATTGTTTATGGTCATTACTATACTATTTTGAAATACTTCTGGAGAGGTATCTATTATATCAATAATATATTCAGTAGTCTGTGGTACCCCAGAACGAGTTTTATCTTCTCCGTTTATGTATAAAAAACATTTAGTAGGGTTTAACGTGCGTACTATTTTATAATCTGATTTTATATCATTATCGCTAACTGTAAATTCAATTTCTACCTCGCACACATCTTCTGGATAAAGGTTGTTAACTATATTTTCTTTCTTGAGATCTCTTATAGTTGAACCGTATAGAGCAAAATGTATAGCATCTGCTATTGTAGATTTGCCTACCCCGTTAGCTCGATCAGCTTTATCTAAATTACGGCCTGTAATAATATTTAATCCAGGCTTAAAATCTACAGCAACCGGTCTTTTACCTACAGACAGGAAGTTAGTAATTTTTATATTCTTAAAAAAGACGTACTGCATTAGTTTACTATTATAAACTCTAAACTAAACTATTCAACGTCTCTAACATTCTTTTCGCTACCGCAGTTGTGGTACAATTTTGGTATAATGCCTGTTTAAACGATTCAATATGCTTGTCGTAAATGTTTTCAGGTTTTTCTTTATTAGATATGTCTGCTAGTACATTTTGGCATTCTTTTTTAGGAAAGTACTTCATTGTAAGGTCAGGGCATTTATCTATATTGTAAAATACAGGTATGCAACCGTTACCTAGTATTTCATAATGTCTTAAACAGTCCCAACCAGCTTTCTTAACCGTTACACCAAATCTTGACTGGTTGTAGTCATTATAGTAGTCTTTTTCATTTTTATAAATGTAAGTGCTTTTGTCTAGTGGTGTAATAAACGATTGATTTTTGATTTTATTTATGTTAAAATTAATCTTACACACAGGAATTGCAAAATTTATAGGAAACATTCTGGGTTTATCATAAATAAGTTCTCGTTTAAAATAAACAATGCCTTTATTGTAAGAAGGGTGAATATTGGTTTCGTCTTCTCCGTCTATAGCAACAACTTTATTAACAGGATAATGTTGTAGTATTTCATCTAGATAATCACTACATCTCCATATAGAACCATATACCACATAATCAAAATACTTGTTAACTATCTTCGAAGTAATATCAGTGCGGTCTACATTTAAATCGGGTAATACACGGGTAACAGTCATACCCATACCATAAAGCTTACTAGCTCTTTCAGCATCGTAATTTTCGTAATTATGTTCTTGCTTGTTGAGGTCTAAAATATCTGCTCCGTACAGCTCTTTTAAACCAATCAGAACAGCATCATTTTGATAGTCTACATGATCTCCCTTAGTTAAATAAAGTACTTTCATAAAAATTTTAATAATGATTTTACTCTAGTAGTAGCTGTATGGTATTTCATTACTTTGTTGTAACCAGCTTGCGCAATTTTAAGTCTTTCTAGTTCATTGTTAGTGTAATAATTAACCTTATCAATACAATCATCTAATGAATCAAAGTAAACAATTTCTTTACCCTCTTCAAATATTAAATCAATACGGGTATCTTTATCGGGTCTATCAGCAATAACCATCCTATTGGCTAGCATACCTTCAAATATACGTCGTGTAACTTCTTTATATTGACTGTTTTGTAGTACTATTTTACCTCTTCTGAGATATGAAGAGTGTTCTAATGCATGCAAACCACTACGAGTATCAAAACGTTTACCTAGACGTGTTTTTACACTTTGAAAGAATTTATCTGATACATCTCTAGTACATACAGCATCTAAATCAGGAACAATATTATAAACTTTATCTGGGTACATAGCAGTATCTGCAAAATGTGGAAACCACATAGCGTTATAACCTTCTTTTGTATATTGCTGTACACATCTAATATCTGGAGATAAAATAATATCAAAATTACCGGTTACAGCTTTTTGATGATTGTAACCAAAACTTTGAGGGTCATCTCCAGATTCTAATATCCATTTAGCAGAAGGAAATTGGTTTTTAGTTAAGAGAGAACTACGAAACATACCATAATCAAAGTTAATAACTACATCTGGTACAAATATACCTGATTTAGCTTCAAAGAGTAAATCAGTTATACCGTCTTCAGTATACTTTTCCTGTAAATTCATTGAAGAATAGCATTTAGTTTTATGACCAGCTGTCTCAAACTCTCTTTGTAATGCTATTGATGTGTTCCAAACGTCTTTAGGTAGTCTGGCATATAAAAATGAAATATTCATTTATAGAGTATATTCTTTAAATTTTTTAAATCCGCCAGATTTGTATGGTTCTTCTTCATGCCATTTTTTACCAAGTATATTACCCTGAGCGTTCATATTTTCTGGTATATATTGACATCTCCGTGGTCCACGATTAGCTTTAGCTGTATCTCCACTCTTGTGGCTTACTCGCGCGCTAGTTAATACCCCGTGTACAAGATTATTACGCTGTAAACTTAATATATAGTCATTGTCTTGATAAAAAAAGTAAAACCTCTCATCTAGATAACCAATTTTTTCAAATACACTTCTGCGAGCACAAAAACACGCTCCAAACATATGTAATGCTATTTCCCACCCGTAGTATAACTTATTATCATTAACAAAATACTGTTTAGTATGACGATGCCATTCCCTATCAATAGGACTAATAGAACTAACAAAACTATTAGTTTCAAATTCTTTAACAATATTCTGTATACAATCTTTCTGTATTGTTAAATCATTATTAGGCCCCATTATATATTCAGCTTTACAACGACTTAAACCAATGTTAAAAAATTGATTATAGTTAAACTCTTGAGTGGGTATTATTACCTCTACTTTAGAATTATTATAATCTTTATTAAATTGTTTGCATGATTCAATAATGTATATTTTGTTAATTAACTCATCAGCGGTAGCTATATAAGAATCAACACAACTCTTGGTAGTTTGAAAGCTCTTGTCGTCTTCTGCAAGAGATAAAATAATTATATCAACTTTGTTCATTTATAAATTTTTCTATATCTTTGTTAACATCATATTGATGTACCACAGCTGGGATAACATCCCCTACTACAATTTTGCTATTACGTATTACTACTGGTAATTTTACATTAGCATAAGCCATATTAGCTACTACATCCCAGCTAAAAATATTGTATCTAAGATAATCAAAGCGTACGGCTTTGTTTAAAACCGCTTGATCTATATTAGGATAATTACCAACTCGACCAATTATAATTGAAATATCTGAACACATTTCTTTTAATAGTTCAGCACAGCGCTCTCTATGTCCTAATATAGCACCTCCGTTAATAATTTCATACCCACGAGTAAGATTATATATGTCATTATTATAACATAAATTCATCCATGTAGTGTTTGTTTTGCAATTTGCTATTTGTTCTGGTTCAATAAAAACAGTAGGTTTGCCTTGAGTTTTAGGTAAAAACTTAAAAACATCGTCTTGAAAATAAACATCTGTAAAATCACATAAAAATACACTACTAGCGGTAGAGATTTTATTACAATATAAATAAAAGAAAATAACTTTAAGAGTGTAGGGTGATAAGTTTAAATCTACATTATATTTTGCAGCAATAGGTAATGCATCTACGTAGTTTACATTGTTTTCTTTAAAAAACTTAATAGTGTCATTCTGTAAATTATACCCAATAACAGTTGTTTTGTTGCCGGTTTTAACAGCAGACTTAATAAAAGCTTTTATACCTTTGTTAAGAGTATAATTTTGCCCGTATGTTATTATTTCGTTCATCTAGATTTAATTTGTTTTAAAATTTTAATTACTTGTTCTTGAGAGTATATCTTAGGTTCATTAGGATAATGGCCGTGTTTTTTTAAATAAAGTTCTCTACCACCATAAACGTTCTTGTGCCACTGTTCTTTTTTATCGGCTATAGAAGAATTATCAATAGCACCTGGAGCTTCTTCAAGATATTTTTCACTATCTGCTATATCAGCAAACCACCAGAATGGAGGGTGGTAACCTGCTAAAGCAATACGATAAGTATGATCCACGTGCTCCCAAGCATTATAAAACTGTTCGTCAATATAACCGACTTTCTCTAATACCTCTCGGGTAAAAAACGAAAACATTGCTACTGTATGCTCATATAAAGCAATTTTACAGTGAGGGTATTCCACTATAAGTTTAGGGTTGGGAGGGCTTTTTTGATCTAATAAATGTCTATTGTGTAAATCAAAAGCAATATTTTGTTTACGGTTAAATGGAGATCCTGGTCCGTAATTAAAATGCTGTATACCTGAATCTTTATATGCTTCAATGTATTTTATAAATACATTTTTGTCTTTAATAAGCATATCATCTTCAATAATAAAAATATGTTCACAACCTTTATCGTAAAGATGTTTCATTGCTTTATTTTTAGATTTACCTACCCCTAGATTGACTTTGTTTTGCAACCAGATACCAGGTACATCTATACGGTTTTCAGCTTTACCGTCATTAACAATTACAAGTTCATTTATTATATCTTCGGGTAAAGTTGCTAGCAACCCTTTAAGATATTCATTTCTATTGCAAGTAATTATACCAACACCAATTTTCATTTTAAAAATATGTCTTTATACTGAGTAATTACAGACTTTGGGCTAAATTTCTCTGTAAACCAGTCCCAATTTTTACCTCGTATATAATTAACATCCAATTGTTTTAATGTAGTCATTAAGTCATTATACTCATGATACAAATAAGGATTGCCAAGCATATGTTCTACATGTGCAGTATCATATCCTGAATAACCCATTCCGCTCCATGTCATGACTGGTTTATTACTTGCTGAAAACTCCCCTACTGCTAAGCCAAATGTTTCTCCTATTTGTCTTGCGTGTAGCATAATATCACATGCATGTATAAAATTAAACTTACCCCTTTCATCTTTTACCCAAGGGAAAAATATAGCTCTTTCATGTGAAATAAATTGATTAGTAGATAGAAATATAAAATAAACATCTTTACGAGTATTTAATATATCTGAAACAGCTTTCTGTACCCAAGGTATATCAAATGATTCTTTACCCCCATGTCTACCAATAACTAAAGCATCTTTTGGTATACCTAATGCAGCTCTAATATCTTTAGTGGGTGGTATACTATACATTATATGCGGCACGTATGCTGTTTGTTTAAACTTGCGCGCTAAAAAGTCAGAAACAGCTGCAAATGATGTACCATGAGGCTGAGATCCATCAAATATATAATGAGTGCCTGTCTTACAGTTTTCTGGATTAACAAAATCATTAGCACCAGACTTCATCATTTGAACAAAATCTATTTTTTGTTCAGCTACTATTTTTTCTAACTGACTCTTAACTTCTTGTGCAGGGGCTCTGTTAGCATTACCGTGGTATTGGAATGACTGAAACTCTTCTTGAAGTTTAGGTAAACCCTCGTTAGGATCATCATGTGTGGTAAGAAATACTACTTCATGACCTAGTATGTCTCTAAGTGCTACCGCATAATCGTACGGTGTTTTACCTGTGCCACGACCATCGAATTGATTTGAATGTATGCCTATTTTCATATTACATTTTAATAGCTCTACTATAAAGATCTACTACATAAGTTTTAGCTGCTTCTTTGTTTTTAATATCCATTAGTTCTATAAATTCTTCTATAGACTTTTCTACACTAATATTAAATTCCTTGTTAGCAGCTTCTTCAATATTAATTTTACTTTGTTCTGTAACATCATGTTCTATAGTAAATTCCACAGGTTTAACAGCTACTAATTTACGTACTATTGTTTCCAGCGCAACCGGATCTACTGTTTTGTCAACTACAAATTTAACAATATTACCTGCAATAGCTGTTTTAAGTGTATCTGAAGTATACGTACCGTCTGTCAATTGAGTATACTGCAAACGCATGTAACGCGGAGATATATCGTTTTCAATAAAACTATAACTTAAATCAGATAAATCTAGTATATAAAGACCTTTTGTGGTCCCGAAATCTCCCCAATCTTCTTGATAAGGACTACCTACATACAGTATTGTACCTTCTTTATATTTGCGTTCTTCTCTATGATGGAAATGGCCTGTAATAGTTAAAGACGCTCTATCAGTTAAATCAGAAGATTTTAAACCATTGGTACACACTTTATAAGAATTCATTTTAAAACTATTAATTTCAAAATGACCTATAATTAAATCACATTTAGGTACTTCATTAATGTCTTGACCCCATGGGCAAAAAGCTATTTTTTTACCTTGGTGGGTTTCAACAACAAGAGTGTCAACAACAGTAATATTAGACCACCCACGAAGAATTGAAACGGAATTAACTGAAGAGTTATCTCGATAATAAGCGTCATGATTACCCACGGTAATAATAATATTAAAATCGCGAAGTATATCAAATATGTCAGTAGCCACATGAAGAGTGTTAACAGCAATGTCATTACGATCATGAAATATATCTCCTGGAATTATTATATCTTGTATACCTTTAGATTTAAATTGCTGCGCAGCCCATTTAGCGTGGTCTAGAGCAATTTTATGCCATGTAGCGCTATTACGGTGCACCCCATAGTGTGGGTCTGAAAATATACCGACTTCTGTTCCTTTAATCAACATGTTTACTAATTGGGTTTACTGGATCTTCTACACCAACATTAGGGCCTATAACACTATATACTTCTTCTTGATAAGCAGCTAAAGTCTCTCTCATACGTTTTTCTTTTTTAATACGAGAACGCCAACAATTAAAAGCTATAGAATTAAAATATGAAAAAGGATTAAAACCTTTATCAAAGTTATACTTTTTATCTTTTAAAGCATTGAACATATTGATAAGGGAATCTCCAATAGCTTCTTCTTTAAATGTGTAATTAATAAAATTTGAAGCATGTGCTAACCCATAAGCAATATTGCGTATCATAATGGCGAGATTATCACTCATTACATTAGTTGCGTAATATTTTCGAAGTTCTTCTGTAAATTCAGCAGGGCTTACATAGTATACTTTTTTAGCTTTAGCAGATTCACTTAATGGCTTTTTAGGTTTATCTGCTTTTGCTATTTTAGTAATTTTTACAGTTGACGGCTCTTCATGCTGTTTCAGTAATTGTTTTTTCGGTAATTTTGATTTTTTCAAGGTCATAAAATTCTTTTCGTTTGTCGTAGTGCTTAATACCATAAATTAAATTGTCAACAATATCAACCAATGTTAATATATCTTTGTTTTCGTGAACACGTAATCCACGACCAATAGATTGTAAAGTTTTAATTTTTGATTTACCGCCTGCAGCAAATACTATATAATGTATGTTTTTTATAGAAATGCCAGTGGAAAATATTTTACTAATGGCAATACACACAATATTGTTATGTTGTTCCATAATTTCTTGTACTCTGCGCCGTTCTTCAACCTCTACACTACCTTGTATAAAGAATACTTGTTTATCTGTTAAAGTTAACAGCTCTTTATAAAGATTATCTCCGTGGGCAATATGATCTATAAGTATAAGACAGTTATTTTTAAAATTATGTGCTAACTGCTTAATTACTTTATTTCTAAACATACTGTTATGTATATAGTCTAACTCTAAAAGATATTTTTGTGCAGAAGACACTGCAGTATAATCTGGCTTAAAGTCGTAATTAAGCTTAATAGCTATACATTGTGCATTAGCAATATATTCTCCACCAGCAGCTTCTCTTAATTCTGTAGTGGTTTTTTTAAAAATGACCGGTCCAATAAAGTTATTAATATTCCATGTATCAATATCGTTTTCTGGTAATGTTCCTGTAAAGCCGATACGTCTTAATGTAGGTACTTTGTCAAGTAGTTTACATACTTTGTTGCCTCTGCGTAGTTTATGGCATTCATCCACAACTAATAAACCTATTTTATTAAACCAACTAATATCTGAGTTTTTACTTTGCAAAATACCCATATTAGCAATAATAACCCGGGCATTAGGGTCTAATTCAGTATTACCGGTCCATTTACTGACAATTTCTATCGGAAAACCGTACGAGATAAAATCTTTATAAGTTTGCGTAACTAAACCTAAGTCTGGTACAACTATTAATATCTTATGTGTAAGCTCAATTTCATGTAATGCAGCATACACTAAGTTAGCAATAATTAAAGTCTTTCCACCACCTGTAGCTAGTTCAACAACCCCGTAACCGTAATCTAGTGCGCTGTCTATAGCTTGTTGCTGATAATCTCTAAGTACATAATCCCCTGTTAATTTTTTAATAGACGGTTCAGATTTGAGATTTAACAATTGTGTTTGTTGCAATATTTCACTATACTCTTGATTAACTTTAATTTCAAAAGGTATGTTTTGATTTGCAAGATATTTTTTAATCTCTGGTACTAAACCTATACCACAATACCCTGCATTAGTTATAGCATATATACGTTGAGGTAAAAATCTTTGAAAACGATTAAAACGTGCACCTGGGTTCTTTACACTAAAGAACTCTTTAATACTAGGAAGATAATCTGATACGATTTTTACTTCCTTACGTTTCGGGTCGTATTGAAACTCAACTACCATTATGTTGTTTCAAGTTTTTGTAGATCTATTACATTTTTATAATCAAATGTCAATGAACCTGTTAGTTTTTCAATTTTTTCAAGATATTCTACTATTATTTTTACTTGATCAATACATGCGTTAATAGATGCAATTTCATCATCATTTTGTGTTATTTCATCCCGGGCGGTTCTTGACAAAGACACAGGGGAATTAATTATTTTTGCTTTAATTTTTTGCTTCTTGGTATATTCAAGTTTAAGCAAAGTGCTTTTATATTGCATAGTTCTTGCTACCCATCGATGTTTAGTGGTGGGGGCAAGCATAGATTTTTCTTTAATAGTAAGTTCATCCATCTTAATATCATTATTAAGTTCTACTTGAAATTCGTTAAATATTTTATCTATATTGAGTAAGTCCATAAATCTTACTAAGTATATATTATAAATTTAATAAATCTACGTGAAAAACTTTAATAATTTGTATACTAAGCTTTTAGAAGATGTAACTACAACCGGGGCATTTGGGGCAGGCCAAGCACATGCCCCTGTAAATGGTCAATCAAGTGATTTTTATGCCCCAGGAGATGCCCGTAATATTTGGGGTACTACTAATAAAAAAAATAATAAAAACAAAAAGAAAAAAATGAATGGAGAGCCACAGCCTTTAATCCCAATACAGCGTAGAACATTTCCAAAAGGGATGTAAGTAGGTTGCATGGACTTAGGTCATTGGATTACAAATGAGAGTTATAACAGCAATAATTTACCTTACGGGTTTATATACCGTATTGTTAATACCGTCACCAATAGAATTTATTTCGGTAAAAAACAGATCAAGAGCGTTAAAAAACTCAAACCTCTCAAAGGTAAAAAAAATAAAAGACACTTTGACATAGAAACAGATTGGAAAACTTATACTTCATCTTCTAACGACGTTAATATAGATATAAAAAAGTTAGGTAAAGACAAATTTGTATTTGAAATATTAAGATTTTGCGACAGTAAATTTGAATTAGCTTACTATGAAGCTAAAATACAGTTCGATCATGATGTGTTGTTGAATGAAAAATATTACAACGGTATTATTAATTGCCGTATAGGCAGAGCCCCAGATGCTTTGTTAAAAAAGCTTGCACAAAAAAGTAAAGAGCCTATCTTATTATATGGTGACTCCTTACCCTTTAAAGTACAACTTGTATCTGATTAACTTTCAGGAAATAGAAATTCAAATTCTAAATTCCTTTCAGAAGGAACTATTAAGTCTTAACATACAGACTTATGATAGTTTGCCTAAACAAGATTATCTCAAGCTTGTACATTATTTTACGTTAGTTAATATTTTTAAAAATTACACTGAACTAGTACATAAAAAAAATACTATATTCTGGATTGATAAGCAAACATGTAATCCGGATATATTAAATTTTGTAAAAGAAATTAAAAGAAGTTTTCCTGTATTACTTTACATTACAGACAAACCGTTTAAAATGGCATTAGCTAACAAAAATACCGCGGAATACACGGAAGTAACTACTGAACTCAAGGAGTTTAGATATTCAATTGATTTTAGCAAATATAGTTTTAACAAGGTTAAACGGTTTTGTACTAAGTTTGGTATGGAATCCCTTTTAACTTCCTTCAAACTATAAACGGATTGAACCTCTATATATATAGTGAGCGCAGCGAACTAAGTGAAAAGTCTGCAAGACTGAGACGAAGGAGCTTGCTCCTGAGTCCACAAACCTTAACATATAATATTATATATTGTATGTGGTATACCCCTTAAACCGACGACACTTTATATTACTTTATTGCCAATAAAAATCAAGTGCAAATATACAAAAAAGTCGTAAATATATTAAAATGAAGCCAAAAAGTAAGTTTTTAACACTATTAAATCAAATTTCTGAGGATGTTAACCCTCAAGCAGTTGGGCAACAGATCGCGCAAGGTGTTAGCGGTGTTAACACTGCTAAAACTAATTATGATACTCAGTTGCATGCCGCTTTACTAGCACACCCAGACGGACCCGATGCTTTAAAGGACCCAACTAAGCTTCAAGCTTTAATGCAAAAAATTGCTCAAGCCGGATCAAGTACTTCAGGTACAAGTAACACAAACTCTAATGTTAGTGTACCATCAGGGGTAACCCCAGCGGTTTAATATGAAAAAATTTGATAAAATAGCAGATGGTATATTTCGTACTTTGTTAGAAGCAGACGTACCACCTCAGGCCGCACCCCAGCAACAAGCACCTGCAGCGGGGTTACCTCAAGATGGTGGACCAGTACAAGCCGCTCCAGGCAATGATACTGCAGCAGATCGTTCTCCAACAGAGCTTAAAAATTGGGAAACAGAACTTCTAGATATTGCTAAAGATGCTATTATGAATGTGCGCAATAATCCGAGCTCGGTCAATGAAAATGATGTTAAAGTACTCACTATGCCAGTCACCATGGAAAATAAAGACAAACCAGGTGGTATAATGGACATACTCAATAAACTAGCAGGTAAAGCTTAATTACTTAAGTATCTTTTAGCAAATGCTTGGTTCCGGCCGGTCATTTCTTGGCCATTTACATAACGTATATATTGAGTTTTAACCTCATTATCGTCTCCTGTTACCACCCCATTTAGAAACCGCGGGAATTTTGCTAATACCCCGTTAAAAGCAAAGTCAATTAACATTTCTTTTTTAGTATTATCTAGACGTTCCCAAGCCCCTTTACCAAATTTAAAATTAATAATTTGCTCTGCTCTTTTTGCAGCCGACATTATATCTTTTTTGAGTAGTTCTGTAGCTTGTGCATCTGTAATACCGCGAGAGTAATTGTCTCCTGGATGTAATTTATGACCGTAAGCAATTGTGTCAGTACCACCCTCAACACTTTTATGAGGATACCAATTACCATGTTTAAAACCTGCCTTTATACCGTTTTCTACACTTTTAATATAATTTATAAAGTCTGATGTTAACTGGAACTGACTATTATGGTACTGCTGGTATGATACTATAGCTGGCGGTTGTTTTATATCAAAATGTATTGGTGGTGGAGGGAGATTCACAGCTTCTTTAACATTTACATAAATTTTGCGATCAGCCATATTATTATTTACAAAGCTAATAAATAATTGCGTGGTACTAAAATACAGAAACAAAAAATATAGCAGCGATGATGTGCCTTTGTTTTTATATTTTAAAAGCAACAAAAACAAAAGAGAATTTATAGACATGTTGGCATGTTACAATGATCATAAAGCATTTGTACCGGTAAAATGTGTAGATATAGCATTAGCTGGTAATACTGTTATTAAAGACAAAAGAGCGGATTTATATGTTTGTTTGCCAAGCAGGGAAGAAAAAAAGGATATACAAAGATATTTGTTTAATTCAAATGATGAAAGTAATGCTGTTATATCTACTCCATTAGACATAAAACCGCGGATATTAGAAGAATGGATAAGCAAATATACAAAAGACTTAATTTAACTTGAGTTTTTTATTTTAGCCTATACCATAAGTTATGGGTAAATTTACGTCAACTAAAATCATACCGTTAGGTAGTGCTGCATTTAGACAGCCGTTTGCAAAAAGTCATTGCAAATTTATACATGGTTACCGTTTACAAGCTAAATTTTGGTTTAATTGTAACGAACTAGATAATAACAACTGGGTTGTAGATTTTGGTTCTTTAAAAGAACTTAAAAACACTTTAGAAAAAACATTTGATCACAAGACAATTGTCGCATCTAATGACCCCGATATTGACACTTTTAAGTTGTTAGCAGATAAGCGCATAATCGAACTAGTTGTTATGGAAGATGGCGTCGGTATTGAGCGTTTTGCGGAATATTGTTATAATGTAGCTAACGACTATATTGACGATTTGACTGATGGTCGTTGCTGGTGTTCTAAAGTAGAAGTATGGGAACACCCAGAAAATAGTGCAATTTACGAAGTTTAATATATAATATTTTTATGTCTAATATAGACCCTAATAAAACTTTATTTATTTCAGATGATTTTGTTTTCTATACTCTAGAAGGAGAAGGTCGTTATATCGGCTACCCTTCAGTGTTTATGAGAATGGCTATGTGTAACTTAACCTGTATTGGCTTTAAGAGTGAAGACTCTCCGCACGGTTGTGATAGTTATGTCAGCTGGTCTAAGAAAAATAAAATGACATTTGAAGAGATTGCTCAGCTGTTTGAGAAGAACGATTATCATGAACGTTTAAAAGAAGGAGCTTTACTCAAGCTAACTGGTGGAGAACCTTTTATTCAGCAAAAAGGATTAATTGAATTTGTTAAATTTATTAGAGATCGTTGGAAATTTGCTAATTACAGTAAAGCTCTTACTGCTAATGACATAGGCAGACCTCAATTACATATTGACTTTGAAACTAATGGTACTATCATGCCAGATGAAGAATGGAGTCACTTAGGTTGTAAGATAACTTATACCACGTCTCCTAAACTATCAAGTAACGGTGATCCTACCGAGAAACGCTTTAAACCAGAAGTATTACGTTATTTAGTACAACAAGATGCTTGCTTTAAGTTTGTAGCTCGTCAAGAGTCTGACTTAAATGAAGTGTTAGAGAACTATCTCAATAACCCTGATATCGGTTTACATTCCAGTCAAGTATGGATTATGCCTATGTGTGGAAGTAGAGAAGAACTACTTGTCAATGGGCCTATCGTTGCTGACTTATGTAAAAAGTACAACTTTAAGTTCTCTAACAGAATGCATTTACAGCTGTGGAACAAGGCCCTTAAAGTCTAATATATGAACGATATTCCTGACCCTAAAAAACATAAAAACATTAGTATTATTAAAAGCATTATCCGCATTATTGCGGGTACGTGCCTTTGCTTTGGTAGCTTTTGGGTTACTGGTGTATTACTAATCGTAGCAGAAATACTCGGTATAATTGAAGAAATGGTATAATGTATGAAACAAGAAATAAAATTCACATATACGTTAGAGCATACTGATGACGACACCAACGTTAGTGTACCTCGTAAGATTGAAATTACACTTGATGGTCAAGTTGGTTTAGAAGAACTAACAGAACAGTTTAATGCTTTTGTTAGGGCTATGGGTTATTATCCGTCAGACAACTGTGTACTTGATTGGGTAGACGTGGAAACCGGTCAACCACCTGAAGATAATATTAGTGTTCAGGATCTCGTAATAGAATCTGACGCAAAAAATGAAATACAGAGAGAATTTGCTAAAACAGTTAAGAAGAATAAATCAAAGTAATGAGTTATACTAAGCTTAATAAAATAGGTATTATCGGTACACAATGTATCGGTAAGACCACTCTTGTAGATGATATGTTGTTACAGTGGCCTCAATTAAATCGTCCTGAAAAAACATATAGAGATATAATTAAAGAAAAAAAATTAACAATTAATAAACAAGGTACTAAAGAATCTCAAGAAATAATACTTAATTACCTTGTAGACGAAGCAATGGCTAATTATGGCAAAAAGAAAATGGTTTTTGATCGCACACCCATTGATAACTTAGTATATTCGTTATGGTTATTTGAAAAAGGTTTAGGGGGAGTTGATGAAGCTTTCATTGACAAGTGCGTATCTCAAGTGCGCCAAGCAGTTAAATTTTATTCAGTTATTTTTTATATACCCTTAACATTAGAAAATGATGTACTTCTTCAATCTAAAGAGAATAGAGATGTTGATCCTATTTACCGCGGAGAAATAGCAGTATTATTTGATGCATTATATCAAGCTAAACAATCTGCAAATTCTAGATTTTTTGAATCCGATGATTGCCCGCCTATTATACCTATTTACGGTACACCACTAGAACGTGTTGCACAAATATCGATGTATATTAATGATAAATGTGAATTCTTTGGAGAAGAGGATTCTTTAATTCAAAAAGATCTTGCTGAGCAGCAATTACTAGCGGATCAGTTAGGTATTACGGATAAAAAACCATTCAAGATTTAATAAGTATTGTATCCTATGAAATTTGACGACGCCATTAATTATATTGCTGAAACCACTCTAGATTTAGAAATGGCTAAGCCAAAAAACCCTGAAATTGAAAAACTTGTAGCACAAGGTATGCCTTATTATAAAGCTCGTAATATCGTCAATGCTCGTAATGGTGGAAATACATCTGCTGCAGTACCTGCTGCTGAACCAGCAGCCATGAAATATAAAGAACTTCCAGACACTCTTAGAACTAAAGATGCTGTAGCAACTTACTTACAGCATAATCCAGGTGCAACACCTGAGGAAGTGATGTCTGCTATTGGTTCTCAAAATTCAGAAGAAACACCTCTTAATCTTGATCCAGAAGTAGTAAAATCTGCTATTGCAGACGCACAAAGTGATGTCGGCGGAGAAATGGAACCAGTATTAGATCCCGCTGAACTAAGAAAAAACGCTATTAGAGATCGTATAGCTGCAAAAGGTATGAAAATTACCTCTGCAGATAAAAGCGCTGCTCTCAAAAATGCTCTTAAGAATTTAGCTGCTTTTAAACATAAAAAACCTGGTAAAGTATCTGGAGAACCTTTAAAAGGTTTTGAAGTACCAGATGAACCAGAAGTAGTGGGCGGAACAGGTAGTCAAAACCCTTATGATTACGAGGGTCAGGACTAATTTAAATATTTTTCGGTAAGAATAATAAATTTCATACCTTTTTTAGCTGCATACTCGCTTGCAGCTTTCCATTTGCATTGATTTTTATGATACATTAAATGTTCATACAAGATAGTGCTTTTTTTCTTTTTGTTTGATTGTATAGGTGGTATAGTCTGAGAATAGGGCTTCAATTCAATCAAGTATTTTTGGGTGTTACCATCTTTATCTTTAATAGCTGCTATTAAATCTACATAATAGTTGTGTATTTTATGGTCAACGTCATTATAATAAGGTACAACTATACCTTCACTAGCCCAGGCAGTGACGTTTGAATTTTGATCAAAAAATAAAAAAAAATCTCTTTCTAATGCAGACCTGTATACAGGATTATTTGAACCCATGTATTTACTTTTATTTATAGGGGTATAAATTCCTTGAATGTACTTGTTATTTTTTGATATACCCATATACTATATTTACTTTATGATTGTTCCTCAAAATTTTGTAATACAAACGTTTTTTCAGTATACGAAGAGGCCTGTATTTAAAAAGACTACTAACACGTATAGCGGAGAATGTCCATATTGTCATGAAGGTAAGAGTTCGGGTAAAAAACGTAGATTTTACTATATTACGGAAGATGATCATTTGTTTTGTCATAATTGCGGAGAGAGTAAAAACGGATTAGAGTTTGTTAAAGATATGACTCGAATGTCAGTTAGTGAAATACTAACTGAAGCAGGCTCTCATTCAGACACAGTAGAAGAACTTATTAAAAAATCGACTTTTTATAAAAAAGCAAATCCTAATCCTTTACCTTATGACAGTATAAATTTATTTGACAATAATCAAGTATCGTTTTATAAAGAGAATCAGGTAGTTAGGGATGCTCTTAGTTTTATCAATAAAAGACGCTTAAACACTGCTATTAATAGACCTAAATCACTTTGGATTAGTTTGACTGATATGGTTCATAAGAATAGAGTGGTGTTTCCTTTCTATAATATAGAAGGTAAAATTATAACCTATCAATCCAGAGCTTTGTATAAAGAAGACGAGGAAAAAGCAAAGTACTTGTCCAAAGTTAATAGTGACAAAGGTGTGTTTAATTTAGATAAAATATCTTCTGATATAGAATACATATTTTTACAAGAAGGGCCTATTGATGCTATGTTTTTACGTAACAGTGTAGCATTAGCTGGTATACAACCAACGATAGAGCAACTAGAACTAATACGTAAAACATACCCTATGCATGAGTTAATTTATGTATTAGACAATCAGTGGATAGATAAGACTTCTTACAAAGTAACTAAAGAGCTTTTAGATAGAGGGGAGCAGGTATTTATATGGCCTAAAGAGTATAACCAATACAAAGACTTAAACGAGTTTTGTGACAAGCAAGGTCAAGATGAAATACAGTATACTAATATAATACAAAATACCTATAAAGGTATGAAAGGGTTAATACAGTACTCTCAAATTAAAAGACCTACTTAGCGAGTAGTAATTTTACTTGTAGCGTCGTGTATCTTTTTACCCGAACTTGTAATAACAGTTTTAAATAATTCTGCTAAACCGCGTAAATTTTCTGCTAATTTAGTAATACGTTTTTCTTCTCGACGTACAATACCTTTGAATGGTATAGAATTGCGCATTTCTAAAGCATTAATTTGGGCATTTAAACTGTTTTCATCTACACCATTAATAAAAGTAGCCATATCATCAAGCTTTTTAACCCACTCCCGAGCTTTAGCAACACCCTCTGTGTCAAGTCTTAAAGCTGGGTTAGAAGCTCCGTCAAAAGCCTTAGGGTCTGTTTTTGGATCTAATGTTTTAGACCAACTAGCATGGTCTTCTCCTCCTGGGGTGGGGGAGGCTGCTGGTTTAACTGCTGGTTTAGCTTCTAAAAAATTTTCGCTTAATGCTTCTTGTACGTTCTTTGCAAAATTAGTTACATGTTGGGAGCGATGCTTTTTATTATTTTCCTTGACTGGAAATGTTTTTCCACCTAGTTTAAATGTGTCTTTACCGGCTTCTTTAGCTTTCTGATCTTTAAAATGCAAAATACCGGCTCCTTCTTTATCTAAAACTCTACCCTTTTCTTTAACAGGAAATGTTTTATCTCCTAATTTAAATGAAGTTTTACCAGCTTTTTTTGCTTCTACGTCCTTTAAGTGCATAATACCTGCGTTACTTTCTTTGTCTAAGGATTCATTAAATGCGGATATAAACTGATTCTTCATATACATTATTTACTGTTTTACTATTGAATTTCTATTAGTATACATTATTATAGTCATATGTTAAAAGCATTAGTCATATTATCAGGTGGAATGGACAGCTCAATACTACTTCACCATGTAACTAAAAAACTTAAATACGATGAAGTATATGCTATTACGTTTAATTACGGGCAGCGGATCATTCGAGAAATCGATTGCGCAAAATATCAGGTAGATGCTTGCAAAGTTAAAGAACATAAGATAGTAGATATGGATTTCTTTAGAGATATATCTACTATGTCTGCTCTTACCAATACTAACTTAAATATACCAAAAGCTAAAGATGATATTGGTAATGCACAGCCTTTAAGTTATGTTCCTTTTAGAAATTTACTTCTACTTACCACGGCTGCTGGTTGGGCTGAATCTGTTGGAGCTTCAGACCTATTTTACGGGGCAGTACAGACTGATGATTTCTCAGGTTACTGGGACTGTACGTCGTTGTTCCTTAATAAAGTTAATGAACTATATAGTCTTAATCGTAAAAACGTTATTAAAGTTAATGCACCTTTTATGCAACACTCTAAAGAAGAGGTTGTTGCAGAGGGTATTGAACTAGGTGTTAATTTTAAACAAACACATACTTGTTACGAGGGTAAAGAAATAGCATGCGGAGAATGTGTATCGTGTTCAGCAAGATTAAAAGCTTTTATAGATAATAAAGTAATAGACCCGGTACCGTATGCAAAAGAAGTGCCTTGGTCTAAATACGATTGTAAACCTTATACTAAATCTACATATGTGCGGAATAGCGGGAAGTAATTTTAAACCGAGAGCTTTTGAGTTATATAAAAATAATCTCGATAGAGGTTATTATAGTTCTGGGGCGTTAATATTTGATTCTAACAATACATATATTATTAAAAAGGTATTAAACACATTCACCGAGCCAGTAGAATGTTTTCAACCACCAGTTATAAGCACTCAAGGTCGGTATTGGCTTTACCATTCTCGTGGGCCGACTGTAGAAACGAAAAATTTTGATCCAATAAATAATCACCCGTTTTATTACGGGGACTGGATAGTGGCACATAATGGTATTATTAGCAATTTCGAAACATTATGTAGAGAGCATTTTCCTGACGAAGATTTTACAGGTAGAACTGATAGTTGTATTATACCTCGTATGCTAGAAAAAAAAATAAATGTATCATCTGCTATTGAGTCATTGAAAGGTACATATGCTATTTGGGCATTTAATACTAAATACAAAATAACGTATCTAGCTAGAAGCGCTAGTACTTTATTTGCAAACAAAAACAACGGGGATTTTTCATCTACAGAATTTGAAGGTAGTGTGCCACTAGAAGAAGGAATTATATATGCAATACAGGATTATAATTGTATTGTACCGGCTGGTAAATTTAAGCACAAATCTCCGTACTTTATTTTCTAAGTATATGTATGCCCACTCGTAAACAATCCGAAAGAAACACTGCTATTGATTATATTAATAGAGACATAGTCAATGTAAAAACAGAAATAGCTAATCTTAGTAAAATTGTACGAGATGGTAACGGCCATCCAAGTATAATGCAACAAGTTTCAACGCTTAACAATGACGTGGTTCATTTAAAAGCAGAAATGGACGGCAGATTTAATGAAACACGAGATTTAATGGAAGTATACCATAAAGAGATGTATACAGCTGTTAGTAAATGTGACGCTAAACATGCTAAACAGCAAGGTTTACACTGGCATATGCAAACAGCTATTTGGGTTGCATTAATTAGTAGTGTTACTGATTTGTTAATTCATTTTTTCGGAAAATAGTAGTAGATTTATTTTTATAAACCTTTATACTGTAAGCACTATATGAAAGGCTTACAGTTAAATACAGAAGAAAAGCAATTACTTGTAGAATCGTTATTGTTTACGGCTGGTTGTGATGTATGTTCAGATCATACCACAGCACATCGCAAGCTTATTATTGATCTTGCAGATAAAATAAACGATAAAAATATAAAATTACATAATATTTATATGTATAAAACTGATATGTATGCAGATACAGAATCAGAACTGATTGCTAAACGCTTTCCTAATATACCTCAAGAAACTATTATACAAGATTAATGAATACGTACATAGGTTACTGTACTACCGCTTCTTCATATTTAGATCTTACAAATAAAAACAAATTTACTATTACTCATAGTGAAGGCTTAGAAAGTGTAACAGCTTCTAACGGGGTTTTTAATAATAAAACAGCAATTGCTAAAGTATATAATTCTTATATCAATTCTTATAGTAATGAGAATTGTGTACTAGTGTTGGCTCACGATGATGTAGTTATAACCGATAAAGATTGGGTAAACAAACTACACCAATCATTACAGAAATATGATATAGTAGGGTTAGCGGGTGGTATTAATCCTAAAATACAAGCCCCGGCATTATGGCACTTAATGTGTGCAAAAGAAGATTTAAAAGGCAGTGTTAATCATGTAGATTTCGGTAAAAATAGCGTATTTAATACCCATTTCGGTAAAAACGGTAGAGTGGCACTTTTAGACGGTTTGTTCTTAGCATTTAACCCGAAAAAAATATTTGAAGCCGGTGTTAAGTTTGATGAAACTTGTCCTTCTAAGTTTCACTTTTATGATTTAGATTTTTGCTTGCAGTGTAACAAAGCCAAGCTTAAACTTGGTACAACTAATATTAATGTTATACATGCTTCTCCAGGTTTACAAAATTATTCTGACGAATTTAGATTAGGTCAAGATTGGTTTATTAACAAAGCAAGGACTGGACAATATTAATTTTTATAATACAATATCACTATGATTATTACAGATCAAACAAAATACGACGGAGACTTTATACATAAACGCTTTGCTTATAAATATTTTAGAGATAAGACTCTAGCTGTAGGTAATATTGTAAGTTTTGTTGCTCCAGTAGAAGTAACTTTAAACCTTATTGACTTAGAAGACTCTCTCGAAAAAGACTATATTTATAGTGATTCGATGGTTAATTTTTGTTGGGAAATACCTAACTTAGAACCGTTCGGGGCAGTTTGTTTTCAGCGTCTGTTTAATACCAATATAGCTAATATTTTACACCGTTATATCGGTAAACCTATTGAAATGAAGGGAGATGACTTTATTGTTCATGCAGAATTTACTCAGGGTGGTGTCATCCAGCAAAAAGGCAAAGCATCTGTTAGCATTACATATTCAAAAGACAATGTAGCTATCGGTCATACTGGTATTAATATTACCGCTGGTAAACAAGCACCCGCATTTGCATATAGTACCAATTTGACAGCTGAACAAGCAGATAAGTTCCAAAGAGAAGTACATCAACTATTTTATAGTATGGTGGATAATATTTTTGTAGCTACTACTAAGGTTATTGTTTAATATGTTTGCACATTTAAACAATATTTTATACAAAAAACAACCTGACACAGACTTAGTAAATCTTAACGAGGATAAGGAATTTCAACCATTCCTTATCCAGCGTTGGTGTACCATGTACTCTACCTCTGTTACCTCATTAGTTAATGATTCTACCAATAGATACTGGAAAATATATGAGAATAACAAAGATTGGTACGCAGCATTAGATTCTATCATTCCAACTTGTAGATTTAAAAAGATTTCATACATAAAAAAGACCAAAAAAGAGATAGTAAAGAAATCTAACGAAACAATTCTTAAAGTTGCAAACAATCTTGAAATTTCTAGTAGAGAGGTAAATCAATATATAGAATATTTTAATTTAATTCTACCAAAACAAAATGACGAAAAACATACAACACAAAGTTGAAAGAGATTTGAAAGCTTCTGGTTTAAACCGAGCTGATCAAAACAAAGCACTTGAAGCAAACGAAGCGGTTGAGACGGATAATACAAAAGGTTTAGTTAGACTTGAAAATTATCTCGGTTCTGATATTAATCTCACAGATTGGACATTAACGTCTTTATTAGACGATCTTTTAATGTGCCAGTTTGCTGACTGCAATGAAGATAATACTGCTATTATGCGAGAAGGTATTTTTGTACCCGCTAATGTAGTACAGTCTGCATGGCGCGTAGCTAAAGTTATTATTGCAGGCCCTCGTTGTAAGACTAAAGTCGGGGAACATGTAATTTTTCCTAGTAATTTCGGTCTTAAATGTGCTAAAATGAATGGATTGAAAAATATTGTGTTTTTAAACGAAGAACGCATTTTTGGAAGAGCAGCTCCCGCTAAATAATATGTATGTCTCCAGGAGCATTAGAACAAATTTTAAACGGCCACGCGGTCGAACTAAGATTTGATAGACGGAGACCTTTACCAGGCAATCCTATAAGAAGAATGCTCGCTACAAATGATACAAACCTACTTAATAGTATGCCAGGTCGTATAGCTTTAAATTTTCACGGCGCACCAGGGAGGTTAAAATTTAGTCCCGAGCAAAAAGGGTTAGTTATGACCTGGGACATTTTAATGCAAGATTTTAGATTAATACCTGCAGAAAATGTTCAAGTAGTAAGAGCAATAAAGACTACTCCACCAGAAGAGTTTTGGGACTTCTTTAATAGAGTACTATCTAAAATGTCAGAGGGGCAAAAGGTCTCGTTTATGCACACATGACCGATAAAATTGATACATTGCTAATGCCTTTATTGCAGAGAGATGTTGTTTTTAGTTTTAAACAAAAAAACTATAAAAGCGGCAAACTATTGCTGTATAAATTATCCGGTAATTATTTATCTTTTATACTGGTTAATGAAAAAAAGAAAGAAACATTTGAAATTCCGTTTCCTTATTCAGCTTATTTAGAAAAAAATAAAGTATATTTTGATTATAAACTAGATACACTCGCGGAAAATGACTTTGAATTGTTATTAACTGTTAAATCTATCAATAAAATCAAAAATAGTCGTTTTTATGATAGTGTAATGACAATTTCAAGCTTGTAAAATAATAAAGATATAGTATACTGTATCTTTAAATTAAATGAAGTTAGAAAAACCATTGCTTAGTTATTTTCCTGCGCCTCATACACCTAGAGAGCATCAGATTTTCGCTCTACAACAAATAGAAGAGGCTATAAATTCTGGTACTAAGTTTATTATCATACAAGCCCCTACTGGTTCAGGTAAATCATTTTTCAGTAAAACGCTTTCTAATACAACTAACAAAGCTGATCCAGAATATGAAAAATTAATTAATAATTATCAAGCGTATGATAAAGATTTTCCGCCCGTATTTAACCGTTTTGCTAATCATGGGTTATTTGCACTGACTACCACTAAGGCATTACAAGACCAATACGGAGATTTATTTGATGATAGTACAATTTTTAAAGGTAAGTCTAATTACCAATGTGAAATTGACGATAGTTTTACTGTAGACCAAGCTCCCTGTGTGATTTCCCCTAACCAAAAAAAGAGCTGCTGGAATAATTGCATTTGTCCATATTATGAAATGCGTAATGAAGCAGTGATTGACAGATTTACTGTTTTAAATTATGCTTCTTTCTTTAATTTACCTAATCATATTAAAAAACGTCAGATTATTGTATGTGATGAAGCATCAGAAGTAGAAGATGAGATTGTTAAGAACTTTTCGGTAGTAGTAAACTACAAATCATTAGCATACCTTGATGTAAAGGTAGAAAAGCTTGCCAGCGAAGCACAGCCCAAGGTACTTGGTTGGTTATTAGATGTACAAGAAGCAGTAGAAGACAAAATTGAAAGCTTTAACGAGCGTGCTCGCTTTGAAAAAAACAAGGTTGAGTTGGCTAAACAAAGACAGCGTAAGGATCTTTGTGATGCTATTAAACATACAATTAATCACTGGGATGACGCACAGTATATTGTCGAGAAAGATGTAGAAAAAGTAATTGTTACACCACTAAAGATTGATCGTTTAACACATTGCTTGTTTGATTACGCAGAAGTTGTTATATTGATGAGTGCAACTATAGTAGATCGAGATATATTTGCTAAAAACTTAGGTATTGTTGACTACAAGTACATAGAAGTACCATCGACTTTTGACCCGAAAAAAAGCCCTATTGTATTAGGCAATAAACTACCACTAAATCATGCACTGTTAGAGAAAAATTTACCAGGGGTAATAGCAGAAGCAGTTAAAATTGCCAATTACCATAAAGATGAAAAGGGTATCATACATACTCATACGTTTAAAATTACCCAAGAATTACAAAGAAAGCTAAACGGTAAGAGATATCTGTACAGAGAAGAAGGCACTACAAATGAAACTATAGTAAAAGAGCATTATTTACGTACAGACGCTACAGTTATAGTAAGTCCTTCGTTGACTATGGGGTTAGATCTTAAAGGAGATCTAGGAAAATGGCAAATAATTATAAAATTACCATACCTTCCTTTAGGAAACAAGCGAATCAAGATGCTTCAAGAAAAAGATTCAGATTGGTATCGCATGAAAATGCTTATAACTTTAATTCAAGCGGCTGGAAGATGTACTAGAACTAAAGAAGACGAGAGTTGTACGTATATTCTTGATGGATTAGCGAGTAAAATCATAGATGACTGCAGAGACAAATTACCAAAACACTTTTTAGACAGAATATATAGAGACACGTAAGTATATTTCGTGCAACAATATAATTACCACTGGGAGATCAAGGATTTATTAACACAATTCTTGCAAGCTTTCGATGGCGCTGTAGTAAAACGTTTCGACAATAAAAGAAACCCAGGCGCTGCCGTTTCGGTTCGTTATGTTTATTCCGCTAAACAAAGAGTATTACATGATCTAGTAGACAAGGCCCAGACAATAACACTCCCTGTTGTAGCGTTTAGTATAGCTTCAATATCTCGAGATAACAATAGAGTATTTAATAAACTTAGTGGGGCTTATTATAACGTTAATTCTACTGATTCTGCTAGTGTACATACTTTACAACCTGTACCTGTTAATATTGCAGTTAATATTAATGTAGTAACCCGGTTTCAAACCGATATGGATCAAATTCTTAGTAATTTTGTTCCGTGGAGTGATCCTTATTTTATCATTTCAACTACTAACGAATCTTTACCTGGTCAAGAAATAAGAACTGAAGTGTTATGGGATGGTAGTTTAAAAATGGGTTACCCAATGGAACTAACGGATTTGAGCCGTACAAGAGTTACATGCGATACCACTTTTACTATTAAAGGGTGGTTGTTTAAATCTACACAAAGCCCTGCAGGTAGAATATTTAAAATTGATAGTAATTTTTATGCAGTTTCTGCAATACCTACTGATGAGTCTGCTTATGGTTCAATATATAATATATTAAATGAATTAAACGGTACACCTTATAATGAAACAGTTACTATTTCAGCCCGTCCATTTGTAGCTTATACTGATCGCTGGATAACACCAACAAGTCTCTCCGGTACAGACAGTTATTATCGGGAACGAGGTAATTTATGGGATAATAGTCTTTCTGGTACATGCACTCTGTTAGGAGATATGTTTAATTATACAAATGGGGTATATTTAAGTGCTTCTGTACCTGGAATGTTTGGATACGGTAACACGTTAACCTTGTCTGCATTTGCTGGAGAGCCTTCATTGTTGTTAAAATACCCTAATGTTGAAGGGGTCTGGCCGGCATTAAATTACGCGATTGTTAACAACAATAAAATTATTGTAACATACCCAGCCCCTGCTGCAGCTACTAATGGCGGATATTTTGACATAATTGTAGTTAATCCGGCTGGATATTCTATATTATCTCAAGACACCTATCAGCCTAGTATGCCTGTGCAACAACCATACGCATTACACGGTATTAAGGTAGTCACTGTCACCCCAATTGAAATTGACTGGATAGATAGCACGTTTACATGGGAGGGCAATACATATACTTGGTTAACTGTATAAACATCTAAGCATTTATACTAAATAATATAGACCTATTATGGCCCAGATTACCACATTACAACCTCTAGATTTTCTTAAGAACAGCCGTTCTATACTAAATCAGAATTTTTTAAACTTAAATACTGGGTTAACTGCATTAAGTGTTTCTCTATCTGCTTTAAGCGCACAAGGTACTGGTACGTCTTATCCAACACGTAATATACAATTATCTGCTGGTGGTGGTACTGGAGACTATATTAATGATTTTATTAAGATTAGAGCAGCTGATGTTTTTTTAGGCACTTTAAGCCCTCTGTTAAACGGTAATATAACACTTTCAGCTAACAATGGCTATATTAAACTTTGTTCAGATGGTCCAGGCACTCAGTTAATAGATAGTTTACAGAATAATATTTACGGTGGTAATTGGCTAGAATTTTATAGAATAAATAGTTTAAGTTCTGCTGATATATTAGAAGGGACAGCATATACTTTAAAAGATTTACCGCTTGAAGCGCCTGCAGGGCCATGGGCTAGTAAAAATGTAATTGATTCTTTAGTATTAAACGGCAATGACAACTATACAAGTTTATATTTTGCTTCTTCTTTAGGTAGCTCTTATACTAATCCTAGTATTTATATACCTTCAGTTGCTAACGCTAGTACAGGTAGTAAAATTGAACTAAACGGGCCTGCAGGTATATTGACCCAGCAAATTACAGTTGGTGGTCAATTAAGATTTAACCCAGATAATTTTGACGGTTATTGGACAAATCCTAATGCTAGTTTTAATATTAATACAGGTTTGTCGTCTGTTCATTTAAGTGCTTCTAGTAGTATATTAAAAACATACGCTGATGATATTTGGTTTGGCACAACCCATCCTTTGCGTAACGGTAACATTACATTATCATCTAACAATGGTTATGTTATTATTGACACAGACGGGCCTGGTTTACAAATTAAAGACAATGTTCAGGGTACCCAATATGGTGGTAATTGGGTAGAATTTTATAGGACAAATGCTGCTTCAGGTATTTTTGTAGGTACAGCATATAGTATTGGAGATTCTCCTTCTTGGCCAACAGGGCATTCTACAGAAAGTTTTTTACTATACGGTTCCCATAACGATTCAAGCTTGTATTTTTCGTCTTACCCAGACTATAATCAAGACGTACCTGCAATTTATATACCTTCTATTAATAATGATTTAGCGGGTTATAAAACAGAGATACTTGGTCATAATGGTGTATTAACTCGTAAAATTACTGTTGGTGGGCAATATACATATGCAGGTTATAACACATCAGGTGCAACTTCGGGCATTAATCTTGAAATTTACCCTGATGCAGCTACTAATTCTACAGTATTAAGTGGAGTACAAAATATTAGAGTGTTATCTGATAGCGTGTTTATAGGTACTACTCATCCCTTACGTAATGGTAATATTACTTTATCTGCAAATAACGGTTATACTATTATTGAATCAGATGGACCAGGTTTACAAATTAAAGACAATGTACAAGGTACTGAGTATGGTGGTACATGGATAGAATTTTATAGAACAAATGCTGCTTCAGGTATTTTTACTGGTACTTCTTATACAATACAAGATTCTCCTTCTTGGCCAACAGGTCATACCACAGAAGCTTTACTAACGCTTGGTTCACATAATGATTCAAGTTTATTTTTCTCGGTTTACCCAGATTATAATCAAGATGTACCTGCAATTTATATACCTTCTATTAACAACGATCTTGCAGGTTATAAAACAGAAATATTAGGCCGTAACGGCGTATTAACTCGCAAAATTACAGTAGGCGGTCAATACACATATGCAGGTTATAATATTTCTGGTGCAACTTCAAGTATTAATTTTGAAATTTATCCTGATGCGAATGCTAGGTCTACTATATTAAGCGGTGGTCAAAGTACTCGATTACTTTCTGATAATATATTAATTGGTACTACTAACCCGTTGCATAACGGTAATATTACTTTATCTGCAAATAACGGTTATGTTATTGTTGAGTCTGACGGGCCAGGCTTACAAATTAAAGATAATTTACAAGGCAACAACACTGGTGGTACTTGGGCGGAATTTTACAGAACAAATGCTGCTTCTGGGGTATTCACAGGCACTGCATATACCATTAAAGATGTACTTAATTTTCCAATACGAAACAGCGATAATGAAAGTATTGTTCTTACTGGTAATACAAACAATACAGGTATATACATAGCTAGTGTTTCAGACTATAGTATGTACAATGTACCAGGTGTTTACATACCTTCTGTAAACAATAGTCTATCAGGGTATAAAGTACAAGTTACAGGCCGCTACGGTTTAACGACTCCATTATTAAATGTTGGGGGTGAAATGCTAGCTGGGGATACCCATTATAATTCTCATTCTGCAATTAATTTGCATTTTGGTGCAAAATCTTCAACCCATGCATCTACTATAAGTGCATCTCAAAATTTAGAAATTTTAGCTAATAGCTATATTATAGCTACAAAAAACCCATTACTAAATGGTAACATTACCTTGTCTGCAAATAACGGCTATACTATTATAGATTCTGATGGTCCTGGTTTGCAAATTAAAGATAATTTACATGGTAATATTCATGGTGGTACTTGGATAGAATTTTATAGAACAAATGCAGGTGGTTCAGTGTTTAACGGTACAGCATATAGTATTGTTGACGTGCCAGGATATCCTTTATCTGCAGAAGAAATGTTAGCGTTTACTGGTACTAACAGTAAAGCAAGTATATTAATTGCTTCTGAAGCAGAATATAGTGAATATGTACCAGGTGTTTATATACCTTCTAGAACTTCTAGCTTAAGTGGTTTTGGTGTACAGATTCTAGGCTCAAACGGTTTACAGACTAGATCTATTATAGTAGGTAATAATCCTTATTTATCTGATAATTATAACGATTCTTTGTCTGCATTAAGTACCTCTGCTACAAATTTACAAATAACAGCTGTTAGTAACACCAATACAATTTATTTAAGTACAGTTGAAGCTACAACTACTTTACAAATTGGTTCAGTAAGTGCTATTAATTTTGCTGACAACTCTACACAAACTACAGCGTATACAGGTGAATATACACCTGCTGTACCTTCAAACTGGAATGGAGCTGCCCCTACAACCATACAAGAGGCTTTAGATAGAATAGCAGCTACTATTAAAACCCTAAACGGAGTGGGACCATAATTTATGTATTGGAATAGAAACTTATTTCCTGGTTTGTCGGGCGGTAGTAGCGGAGGCCCTACAGATCAACTTATAAACGGCTCAAACACAGCTACGTTATCTGCAGATGGTAATTTGTATTTTAATAGCGGTACGGCGATAGTTTTTGGAGACGGGTCTTCAGTAGGTAGTGGTAGTGTTGTGGCTGCTTCAGGTAATTCAGCAGGCGTATACAACAGTAATTACAATCAAATAGTTTTTGCGCAAGATGACGGTGCCTGGATACAAACTAGTGTAGATAACGGTGGGTCTCTATTTAATAATTGGAATTTTGATTTAAGTGGTAGGTTTATATTACCTTCAGCAGCAATAGATCCAGTTTCTCAAGCTGGTACTAGTATAGGGTTAAGCGGTACAATAGTATTTCCAGACGGTTCAATACAAACTACAGCTTATACAGGGGTTAATAATTTTACTAACCCAATTGCAATCGGTACAGGTGCAGGAATCACTTCTCAATCTACAGACTCAGTTGCTATCGGTTTAAACGCTGGTAATACAAATCAACACACTGATTCAGTAGCTATCGGTACATATGCTGGTTCCACAGATCAACTTGATCAATCAGTTGCTATTGGTAACCACGCTGGTGCGACTGGTCAAGGTAGACACGCTATTGCTATTGGTAGATTTGCTGGTCATTATCAACAAGGTAATAACGCTATCGCTATTGGTCATTATGCTGGTGGTAGTGAAAGCGACTATCCCTATCAAGTACCTAATAGTATTGTTATTAACGCAACAGGCAACGTTACCCCAGCATTAAGCAGTGGTTTCTTTGTAAAACCAGTACGTAACGATACAGACTCTGTTACAAATGCTGTGTATTATAATACATCTACAGCAGAAATTACATACGGGCCTGCAGGTGGTGCAGGTTCTTCAGGCTATAGCGGGTCTTCTGGTTATTCTGGTGCACCCGGTACATTTGGAGCAAGTAACTATATAACTATTGCTACTTTAAGCGGCGATATTACTGCAGCAGGTGGTTCGGACACATTAATGTCTTGGCAAACAGTTGTAGCTGATCCTAATAACTGGTTAAACACTTCAACTTATCAATTTACACCAACAATAGCTGGTTATTACCAAGTAGAATATCAAGTTTGGTGGCATAGCTCACCACCTGAAAACGCGTGGGGCCAAAATAATATACAAATAAGAAAAAATGGTTCGACTCAATCTATTAGTCAAACAAACCCATTATCAGGCACTGGTTATTCGTTAGCTGCAACAAAAATCGTATATCTTAACGGTACAACTGATTATCTTGATTTTACTACTTACAACACCCAAACCGGTGGTCAAACTATTTTTCAGGGTGGTGCGGGTCAAGGCACTTACTTCAGTGCTAATTTAATAGCATATGGTAATTCGGGTTATAGTGGGGTAACAGGTGCACAAGGTGCTCAAGGTTCAGTTGGTAATAACGGACCAATGGGCGCTTCTGGTTATTCCGGTGCAAATGGAGCACAGGGTACGCAAGGCGCTCAAGGAGCAACTGGCACACAAGGCGCCCAAGGTGCTAACGGGACACAAGGATCAACCGGTACAAATGGAGCGCAAGGAGCTCAAGGGTCGACAGGTACAAATGGAGCGCAAGGAGCCCAAGGGTCGACAGGTACAAATGGAGCGCAAGGAGCCCAAGGGTCGACAGGTACAAATGGAGCGCAAGGAGCTACCGGTACTTCTGGTTATTCTGGTAATTCAGGCATTTCTGGATATTCAGGTCACACCGCATTAGGGGCATTAAATTATGCTCAAAATAAAAGCAATCAAGTAACCGTACCTACAGGTAGTACCTATCCATATACTATTGTTTCGGTAAATTTAACCACTAATGGTAATCCCGTGCAAGTTTGTGTATACGGGGATGGGTATAATGCAGGGTCTAATATTTTCTGCAAATTGAATCTTTATAGAGGTGCTTCAGCAATAGGTAATGAAACATTTATAGAAGGCAGTGGAGCAAATGAAAATCAAGAATTTAGTCTTTCTGTTATAGATAATCCTCCAGCTGGTACGTATACGTACTCATTAAAGGCTGTAACTGCACCTAACGTGGCGGTTACTTTTGGGGAAGCTGCTGGACCGGTTATATATGCTATTGAATTACAAAACGTTCAAGGTACTTCTGGTTATTCGGGTACAACAGGTGCCCAAGGTGCACAAGGAGCTACTGGTACAAACGGAGCGCAAGGAGCTACTGGAGCGCAAGGAGCTGCTGGTACAAACGGAGCGCAAGGAGCTATAGGTTCCCAAGGAGCTACTGGAGCACAAGGAGCTACTGGTACAAACGGAGCGCAAGGAGCTACTGGAGCGCAAGGAGCTACTGGAGCGCAAGGAGCTGCTGGTACTTCTGGTTATTCAGGTACCGTAGGTTCACTTAGTGCAGCAAATAATTTAACTGTAACTGGTATTGCAACCGCCAGTACTTTCTATTCCACTAACGCAAGTGGTAATGAAGGTGGAGAATTAGACTTAGCTAAATGCCCTAACTCAAGTCTAAGTGGTAGTATGGTCGTTATTGATCAATATATTGATAGAGTTAGATTTTTTGAAGGTGGTGGAACGGCTCGCGGAGCATATATTGATTTGTCCCAAGCAGCAGCAGGGGTGGATACGTTATTAAACAATCGTGTGAGTGCTTTTGTCAATGCTGGTACATTTGTCACAATGGACAATATCAAAGCCACAGTGCCAACCAGCGGTAATCGTGGATTAAGTTTGGCCACAGTATCTGGAACAGCAAGTTGTTATATAAGTGGTACTTATGGTATGTTTGGTGGTGCCACTGTTGGCGGAAACTCTGCTGGTTTTTCGATGACAACAACCCCAAGCACATCAATTTTTGGATGGAGTTTTGGCAGCGAAGGTGATGCCGCAACTTATATACTGAATTATGGCTACACCAAGTCCTATCGCATTACTGTAATGATTGGTGGTGCTTTTAACAACAATATGATTAGTATTGAGCGGTTAGTATAATAGTAAAACATCTTTTGCATTTTAGCAAATCCAGTATATAATAACAACCTACAGTGTAAATATATTTAAATGGCTCAACCACAGCAAAACTTTTTTCAGAAATCTTTTAACAATTTTGTTAATAAACTGCCATACACTGGTAACTCTACGGTTATAGATAATATTGCTGAGTTAAATCCAAAGTTCGAGACGTTCTATAAAATAGGTAGCACTCAACAAGAAAGAAACCTAAGACAAGCTGTTTCAGTTGTACAAGATCCTAATAATCCTCAAAGTAACCTAAACGGGGTTATTATTGATAAAGGTTATCACGATTATTTATACGCTTTAGTTGATACAGATAAGGGTAAGAGAGTTGCTGATTATCGTATTATGGCTTCTTATGCTGAAATTAGTCATGCATTAGATGAAATTTGCGATGAAACTTTAGTTAAAGATGATAAAGGCAAATACGGTCAATTGCATATTAGTGAAAAGCTAGATGAAAATCAAAAAAAAGAAATTCAAAAAAGTTTTGAATATGTAATGGATCTATTTAATCTCGACAATAGAGGTTGGGAATATTTTAGAACACTTTTAATTGATGCTGAAGTATTTTTTGAAAATGTAATTAACGAAGAAAACAAAGAAGCTGGTATTATAAGCTTAGTACAAATACCTACAGAGCATATTAACCCTATTTTTGATAATGTTCAAAATATGATTATTAAGGGTTATTTGCTACGCAAGCCATTACCTAAAGAAGACAAAACAGGTGGTTTTAACGTTAATAACAGAGGACCTTCTGGTGGTCCAAAAAAAGATGGTATGGAGTTAATACCTCTTGAGCGTCACCAAGTAACTTACTTTCATTCTCATACTTGGAATGAAAGCAAAACAATTCGTTTACCTTATTTAGAAGTTGCTCGACGCGCATACAAACAACTAAGCTTAATTGAAGACAGTATAGTTGTATATCGTTTAGTGCGTGCCCCAGAGCGTTTAGCATTTTATGTTGATGTTGGTAATATGCCTGCAGCAAAAGCAGAAGCTTATTTAAAACGTTTAATGCAAAATTATTGGTCAAAACGTACATATGATGGCTCTCAAAATAGTACTGTTAATGTTTATGACCCACAGTCAATGTTAGATAGTTATTGGTTTGCCCGTCGTAACGGTCAAGATGGTACCGATGTTAAAGTATTAAATGGTGGTTCTAATTTAGGTAAACTCGATGATTTAAATTATTTTGTTAATAAATTATATAAAGCATTACGAGTACCTGCAAGTAGACTAAACCCAGATACAAAGTTTGCTGATGGTGGAGAAATTTTAAGAGAAGAACTTAAATTTGCAAAATTAATTATACGTTTACAAAGACATTTTGCATCCACCATTAAAGATACTTTTATTACTCATCTCAAACTCAAAGGCTTATGGAGTGAGTATAAATTAAGAGAAAATGACATATCTATTAATCTTAACCCGCCGTCTCATTTTGCTGCGGTAAGAGATCAACAATTATTACAAATTAGATGGGACAACTTAAAGAGCGCCACACAAACAGATAATTTAGTAGCTAAGTCATACGCATTAAAGAAATATTTAGCCTGGTCAGATGATGAATTAATTGCTAATAGAGAATGGCAACGCAAAGATGCTGCATTACAATTTGAGTTAGAAAAAATTGCTACATTAGGTAAAAACTGGGAAGAAGCAATGACCGGTGGTGCTGGTGGCCAGCCTGGTGTAGGTGGTGGTGCTGCTCCAGGAGCAAATAGTGCTCCAGGGTTTGGCCCTGGACCAGGTGGTCCTGAAGCTGGAGCTGAACCAGGCACAGAAGAAAAACCAGGCGCTACCCCTGCACCAGGCGGTGCACCAGCAGCTGCACCAGGCGGTAGTGCTTTACCAGCTTAACCTAAGAAAAACATTGGAGGTTCTTGAACCTCTGAATGTCCACTCTTTAGTTCGTCTTCTAGTGCTTTCTTTTCATTAATACCCTGATTCATTAAATCTTGGTACTGTAAAGAACCAGAACCGAATAATTGAGTGTTACCGAATTTACCTCGAGTGTTTGCAATTGAAATTTTTATTAAAGCTTTTGCGTATTCCATTACCCAGCGTTCTTTAACTAAATCTTTAATAGGTCTTTCTAGATATACACCGATACAGCCATAATACTTCGCATTATTTTTTGTTGTAGGATCTGGAGTAATTCTTAATACTTGTGTACGAGGGTCAAACCTACAATATTGTTTTTGCGCAAATAATTTTTCACGAGTTTTTAACCAGTCTTTAAGTACGTGCCAAGTAATTAAATCAAATGCTTTGCTACCTAAAGAATAAGCAAAATGCATTTGTTGAGCTAAAGACTGCTCTATAGTAAATAGAGTATTAACCCCTTCATTAGTACCTTCTTGGAAGTTATAAATGTCAATTACTTTTCTATAATTGTTTAAATCATAATCCCATCCTGACTGAAATGTACTATCCCACGCAGAAATTTCTGGTGTGTAATTAATTAAAGTATCAATCTTTATACCTTGACCTTTTGTATATAAAGAAGAATCAAATATAAGAAGTTCTTCTGTACCAGGAGTGAAACGAGTAAAAACTTCAATTGCGTATGCAATCATGTCATACGCCGCTATACAAGCAACTTCTAAATTAACTAAAGGTGCACCTAATTGAAAGAAAATACGTTCTGCTAACATATCGTAACTTTGTATACGGTTGTTTAAGTTAGTAGATAAGAATGCAGCAGGGCCAACTGTTGAGACATTAGTAACAGGTGCTCTATATTGGTTTACAGAAAATGTATAATTGTTACCTGGTAAAGCATTTGATTGATCTATCTGTACGGTTACATATCCAGTATTCTGACCAGTCAAACCTCTTACAATACTATTTGATACCCCTGTACCATTAACAAACCATCCTATTTTTACATCATTAATACTTGGTGTCTGATTTATTGGGTAAGACGTACCCGAAGCAGGAAAACCAGCCATATTAAAAAACGAAACAATGCCACCGCTTGTTCCGGTGACATTAGTATATGCTGGTGTTGGGTAGTATTCGTATGCCGCCATACGTATACTTAGGAGGCCTTAAGCTTTGGTAGTACTATCTTTAATACTTCTTCCGCTTCAAGAAATGCCTCTTCTGTATAAGGTCTGTCCCACCAAAATCCAAATTGATCAGGCCTTAAATACTTGCGATCCTTAAGTATATTAGTATTAGTTTTATATCCAAATATATTAGGATCTGATTGCCCGAACATTACAAAACCGTTACGGGCTTTATAGTATGTAGCAAAATGTTGGAAAAAATTATCTACTGAAAACCAACCATCACAATCTTTAACAAGTTCAGATAATTCTTTAGGCCCTAGATTATGTTTAATAGTGTCTACCCCTTTAAGAATTGCTTCTCCTGCTACCCCAGTTTGTATTACTTCAAGTTCGGGTAATTCTTGTTTTAGTAAAGCAATTAACTGTTCCCAATATGGATAGTTTTTAGGGTTAACCATACTTGGGTTAATATCATTTTTAAAAGCCTCTTTAGGTAATTTTTGAGAATATGGACTAATTATAATTTTCATAGGTATACCTTTCTCATTGCGTCAACTAAGCTATTTTTCCAGTTATTTTCAAACATATATTTGTATGCATTTTGTTTATCTTTATCAACAAAAGGTGCAACGTCTGCTAAAGAACATAAAATAATATTTTCGTCTTCTATATCCCAAAAACAACTAGGATAGCAACAACCAATAACTATTTTGAACTCTTTATAACGTTTTAATATTTCGGGCAACAAATGCTTAAATGCGTAATGATCTCCACGACCACTATCTAGGTAATAAAACTTATAGTTGTTGGGGTATATTTTCCATTCTCGCATTTTATTACGGAACACCATTTCATCACTTTGTAACATTTTATCATCTTTTTCACTGCGAATACCCCCTGTTTGATAATGAAAGTGCCAAGTTGTTAAACCAATCACTGCAACTAAACCCCAACCAGCTTTAAACATTTCATATGTAAAAATAGTTTCCTCTCTATGACCTTTTCTAGATAAAGTAGTTTCGTATCCGTGAGTGGCTGCAGCAACTCTATATAAAAATGTACTACCTTGCAAATGTTCTACTTCCTTAAACTTATAGTTACCTGTAGTATAATTCCATTGTTCATTTAAACCCAAATATATATCATCCATTTTATTGGAAGCTAGTTGATTAAATATAGGATTTTTTGGATCTACTATCGAGGGCCCTACTGCCCCTATTTTATCATTAGAGGTAATAGTATTATAAAGTACTTCTAATGTATTCGGCAAAAGCATGTTGTCATCATCTATACGCCACAAGTAAGGTGTTTCGCAAGTCTTACGGGCGTTTTCGTGGTTAGTAACTTGACCGGTCCTTGCTCCAGGTATCCAATACCACTGGATACCAGCTAAAGAAAATGCCGAAAGTATATTGTTAATAACATCATTTTTACGTGGATCTACAAATTCATCGTTATCGTCAAATATAATAACCTTACATGGTTTCATATTCTGACAGAGTAATGAGGATAGAACTATCGGTACTGTTGTATTCGTACGACCTCTTGTAGAGATTGTTGCAGTTACGTCTTTTAAGATCATTATTATATTTTATGCTAACTCATTAAAAATACAAGAGATTATATAGTTTTATTAGCATGTATACATAAGTATAGTCAATGGTCTACAAACTCATAACTCAAACCCCTATCACTGAGGGACTTGATTATTTAATAGAAGAGGGCAATAAAGACAAGCCAGCAAATATTTATGTTTCTGGTATTTATATGGTAGCAGAAGAGAAAAACAGGAACAATCGTATTTATAGCCGAGAGGAAATGGCTCGGGAAGTAGAACGTTACAATCAAGAATTTGTTAAAACAAACAGAGCTCTAGGAGAGCTCGAACATCCAAATAGCGCTAATGTTAGCAGTGAGAGAGCGTGTCATTTAATTACTGAACTTAAGATGGACGGTAATATGGTAAGAGGTAAAAGCAAGATACTACATACACCATTAGGAGAAATTATGAGATCTTTAGTACAGGATGGAGTTAAAATGGGTATGAGTTCTAGAGCATTAGGAACCGTAGAAGAAAAAGGCGGAACTAATTACGTTACAAATATGAAGCTCATTACAGTTGATGCAGTAGCTGATCCGTCTGCTCCTGGAGCATTTGTTAACGGTATACTTGAATCTAAGAATTTTATTATTAAACAAGACGGTCGCTATGAAGAAATATACGATACTTTAGAGGGTAAACTCAGTACTTTACCTAAAAAAGATGTCGACTTATATCTTAGAGAGCACATTATTCGCTTTATTAACAATCTTAAATAATATGAATCAAAAGAACCAAGTCGCAAATTTTATTAAACACGTAGTGGATAAAAACTATTCAGCTGCTAATTCAACATTACAAACAGTAATTAATGAAAAACTTAAGCAACGTATCCAGAAAGCGGATATGACTTTAGCAAACAAACCAACAAAAAATCCTGATAACAGGGCATAATTTACTAAATATTTAACACGATATGAGCCAAGACATTTCTACAATTCTTAAAGAGGCAACCAAAGACCTCCTTTCCGAGGAATCGCTAAAAGCAGTTTCAGAAGCTGTTGATGCGAAAGTTAACCTCGCGGTTGAAGCTGCTTTAGTTCAACAAGACGAAGAGTATTCTTCCAAACTTGAAAAAGTTTTAGAAGCTATTGATGCAGATCATACAGCTAAACTACAAAAGATTGTAAGCCGTATTGATGATCTACATGCTTCTCAATTTGCTCAAGCTCTCAATAAACTTGATGAAGATCACTCTGCAAAATTAGTTAATTTAGTAAAACTTTACGAGAAGTCTTCAAAAGTTGAAGCTAAAGACTTTACTAAAAATCTTGTAGAAAATGTATCCTCTTATTTAGATCTTTATCTTGACAAAGCGGT